GCTACTCTTGCTGCGGATTCTGGCGTTGTGACAATGGGTTCAACTACAGGAGCTACCGTTTCAGCCGCTGGTATTGTAAATGTTAACAACACAACTGATGCTGCTAGTAAAACTGACGGTTCGCTTCAAACAGACGGTGGATTGAGTGTTGCTAAGGCAATATACAACGGAACGGCAGCTACTCTTGCTGCGGATTCTGGCGTTGTGACAATGGGTTCAACTACAGGAGCTACCGTTTCAGCCGCTGGTATTGTAAATGTTAACAACACAACTGATGCAACCAGCACTACTGACGGTTCGCTTCAAACAGACGGTGGATTGAGTGTTGCTCTAGACGCTGTGGTCGGTAATGATCTTATTTTGAAGTCCGAAGACGCGCAGATCGCTTTCGGTGCAGACTCGGAGATTACTTTAACTCACGTTCCAGATATCGGCTTGCTGATGACGAGCGGGGTTACAACCGTCCCGGTATTTGAGCTTAAAAATACCAACGATGATGCAGCTGGTGCCACGCTTAAATTTAATATGAACGGCTCAAGTGCAGGCGACGGCGATGTTCTTGGTAATGTTGATTTTGTTGGTGAAGATTCTGGTAATGCCGCTACAACTTATGCTAGAATTCTAGCAAAGAGTGATGATGTAACCGCTGGTTCAGAACAAGGTAGCTTGGAATTCTACGTTGCTGAACTTGACGGCACGTTGACGAAAGGTATGGATATCAAAGGGCTCGCCTCTGATGCTAATATAACGGTAGACATCTCAACTCACGATGGTGCTGCTGGTGGCTTGATGCTCGGGGGCACGCTCGTTACAAAGACCGCCTCAGAAATCAATAATTTGGTTTCAACAAGCGCTGCAAACACTTTTACTGAGGACCAGACGCTCACCAGCGGGGACGCTTCTCAGCCTGTACTTAACATCACGAATACACATGATGGTACAACTTCTGGTGAATTAAGATTTAATAAAGACAGCACAGGCGATGACGGCGATGTTATGGGCTTGATATCTTTCTATGGCACTGACAGCAGTGATAACGCGCACGAAAGACTAGCATACATGGACGCGATTATTACAGACTCGGCTCATGGTTCTGAAGCTGCTTCCTTGAGATTCTATACGGCAGTAGATGATGCTACTTTAGTTCAAGGTTTAGTAATTTCCGGTCAAGCTGATGATGCTGGCGAAGTTGATGTAGGTCTCGGCGCAGGCGCAGCCTCTACCACGTCCGTTGCCGGTACCTTTAACACTGTTGGCGCGGCAACTCTAGCAAGTCTTGTTTGCACCGCAGGCGCATCCTTCGGCGGTGGGGCACTGGTGTTCGGCGGCAGCGGTGGGGCATCAATCTCTAGTGACGGTGATCTTGCGTGTGATGGCCAACTTGCCTGTAAGCTTACGGGTAGTTTTGGTACCGGCGCGGCTGGAAACGGCGCGGAGGTTTATTTCTATAGTGATACCCCCGGCACTAATTTTAAATGGGACGGCTCAGCATCCGGCGACGACGAACTACAATTCATTCGCGGCAGCTCGACCCTTCTGACTATTGGCAACGACTCCGATAGCGACTATATGATTGATGTAGTCACCGGTAACAACAATACAAATAAAATTCGTGCAGAGGCTTTTGTTACTCACTCAGACGAACGCTTGAAGAAAGATATTCGGCCAATGACGAATGCAATAGATAAAATCAATAGATTGCAAGGTGTTACCTATAACTTGAAATCATCAGACAGGAAGGTCAAAGGGTGGAGAGCGCAGCAGATTGGGTTTCTTGCTCAGGATGTGAAAAAAGTCTTGCCGCAAGTTGTAACAACCGATGTCGCTGGTGGTATGGGGATTGATTATTCCAAGCTAACTGCTGTTCTCACTGAGGCAGTCAAACATCAAGATGCTGAAATCAAAACCTTGCGCAAGACACTATCTACTGTATTAGAATCTCAGGAACTTCTTCTTGAGCGCCTGGGAATTAAAAAGTAGAGAGAGGACATAATGGCGAAAGGTGATTCAGTACCGGGAACCTATAGACAAACTTCAGGATTGGGACACGTCCCGGCATATCAGGTCTCCGGTAGACCGTGGATGACGGGCTCAACCATTGCGCCTTCTGGTACGCTTACAATAGAATTTCCGAGTGTAACAAAGAACTTTACTGTTGTCAATACGCGGCACCATGCTGGTCTCGCTATTGAGAATACTTATACTGGCTCTTTGGCAATTTATTTTGGACCCACCCCTGGAGTTACCTGGGATGGCACAAACATTGATCAGATAACAAAAAATCATTATGTCTTTTTAGATGAGCCAAATGATGCATACACATTTGATACTAAGACAAAGACATTGCACATTACCTGCTTGGGATACGGCAACTATGCATCGGGGGTGCCTACGCAAACTTCCGGTGTTTCCGGCTCGGTTCGCATCTTTGCGGAGTTAACAGGTATTGAAGCAGATGACATGTATGCACTGACTGGTTCGGGAATTGACGCTTAAAAGGTATTTACCTGTTGAAGATACTATTTATTTGTGATAAAAATAACTTTGGTTAGGAGTACCAAAATGTCCAAAATGTTACAAGAGGCAATTATCGATGCAGAAGCCTTGAAAGAAGCCGCATTGCGTAATGCTGAGCAAGCAATTATTGAAAAATATGAGGCTGAAATCAAAGATGCTGTTACGACTTTGCTAGAGCAGCCTGAAGAAGAGGAGGAGGACCCTCTTGGACTTGGTGGCGGGTTAGACATGGAATTGGGTGGCGAAGAAGGAATGGAATCAGATGAGGCTGTGGCCGACCAATTGGTTCCTGCCGCTGTAGACGGCGAAGACCTTTGTGCTTGTCCAGATATGCAAGACCCAGCCAATAAGAAAGTTGAAATTGATTTGGACCAATTGGTTGCCGCAGCTAACGCAGAAGAAGAAGCCGAGGAAGAAGAAGCAGCAGACATGGGTCTAACAAGCGCTATGGCTTTGGAAGAAGAAGTTGATTTGAGCGAAGAACTCCTTGCAGATTTGATTGAGACATTGACTGTAGACGTCACACCAAAGTCAGACGGTTGGGCTGGTGCCAATTCTGCTGAGCTTGAAGAAGCAGAAGAGCAAGCTGTTGCAGAGGAAAAAGATTCTGAACTGGCCGAAGAGAACGAAGAATTAAGAAAAAATGTAAAAGAGCTTGAAGAAAGGCTTGAAAAATATACAAAACAAATTAAATCAATTAAAGAAGAAAAAAATAAAATTAAGAACGTTGCATTGAAGATGCGTGACCATGTAGAAGGCACAAATCTTCAAAATGCACGATTGCTCTATACGAATCAAGTTTTGATTAGTGACTCCTTGAATGAGCGACAAAAAAATAAGATTGTCGAAGCTATTTCAAAGGCAGATTCCGTAGATGAGGCGAAGATGATATTTGAAACACTTCAGAGCGCGGTGGGCTCTTCTTCTAAGAAGACGCCAAAATCACTGAGCGAAGTTGTAGAACGTCGATCTTCCACATTGCCACGGGCAACCAAGGCAAAATCATCCGACCCGGCAACGGATAGGATGAAACTTCTAGCAGGAATTGTTAAGAATTAAACACATTTAAGGAGGATTTAAAAATGTCTGTTTTACAGAAGTTGACGGAAGGAATTGTCAACCGTAGTCTCGAAAAGGATGGTCAGGCTCTACTTGATAAGTGGAATCGTACTGGTCTTTTGGAGGGGTTGGGTTCTGACCGCAAAAAGAATAGTATGGCTTGTCTCTTAGAGAACCAAGCTAAAGAGCTTCTTCGCGAAGCATCTGCCATGTCCCAAGGGGATGTGGAAGGATTTGCAGCAGTTGCATTTCCGATTGTTCGCCGTGTATTCGGTGGACTCGTAGCTAACGACCTCGTTAGCGTTCAGCCCATGAGCTTGCCTTCTGGTCTGATCTTTTTCCTTGATTTCACTCACACGGATACCAAGGTGGGGGCAGGAGCGACAGCGCGAACTACTTCCGTTTACGGTGGTGGCGCTGTGGCCAGTGGAATCGCTAGCGGTGTAGGCACCTTGTCTGAAACCGGTTACTATGACCTTCAGAGTGGCTACGCCTCTCCGACTGGTTCTGCGTCTGTTACTTTGGCGGCTGTGTCCGCCCTGACCGCTACTTTGGTAAGCGCTCTAAGTGAGGCGCAGAAGAAGCTTGTCAGGTTTGACCCTGACCTTCTTGCTGACACGACCGCGCAGATCGCGCAGTTCACCTTTACAGCGCCCGCAAATCTGAATACCAATAATCTTGGTGCTTTGGATTTGACCCTTGCTGCTGAAGATGTTGTGATTCGTCGCCTGACTTCCATTAGTGGTACCACCATAACGGTTACCATTATGGATACCACAAGCAACACTGTTGCTGCGGCTGCTACCGAGTCAAAGACTGCCACATACGCTGTGGCTGATAGCTTTGCAGCCAGCACTGCTGCTGGTTCTGTTGTGGGTGGTACTCCGTGGGGTCTTGAAACTACTGGCGACACCGGTCTGGGCCTTGCAGGAGCGAATGCGGATATCCCCGAAATCGATATCAAAGTCGATTCTATCGCGGTAACCGCAATCACCAAGAAGCTCAAGGCTAAGTGGACCCCGGAATTGGGACAGGATCTCAATGCCTACCACAACCTTGACGCTGAAGTTGAGCTTACTGGTATTCTCTCTGAGCAGATTGCTCTAGAGATTGACCAAGAAATTCTCAACGACTTGGTACAGGGTGCTACTGCTGGTACGCTCTATTGGAGCCGTCGCCCCGGTCAGTTCTTGGACCCCGAGGCTGGTACCAGTATTACCAGTGCTACCGCACCTCCCGACTTTACGGGTACGGTTTCTGAGTGGTATGAGACGCTTGTTGAGACAATCAACGACGTTTCCGCTCGCATCCACCGTAAGACCCTTCGTGGTGGTGCCAACTTTATCGTTTGTGGCCCCGAGGTTGCAAACCTCCTTGAGTTCACTAGCGGCTTCCGTGCGAAGGTCACCGCTGATGACGACAAGGGTGAAGTTGGTGCTGTGAATGTCGGCAGCATCTCAAAGAAGTGGGACGTTTTCGTCGATCCTTACTTCCTACGGAATGTAATTCTTGTAGGTCGCAAGGGTAGCAGCTTCCTTGAGAGTGGCTATGTCTACGCTCCGTATGTACCGCTTCAGGTTACTCCTACTATCTTTGGACCCGAGGACTTCTTACCCCGTAAGGGCGTGATGACTCGCTACGCTAAGAAGATGGTACGACCTGACTTGTACGGTCTTGTGGTTGTAGAAAACCTTATTGGTTAATAGCCTAGTTATTGGCCTTTAAAATTAAAGCCCCGTGTTAGTTCGCTAACACGGGGCTTTTCTTTTGTTGAAAAACTAATTACACTTGAGGAATACTGCCATGGCAACACCAACTTTACTTCCAGCTTCAAGCACGTCCGTTTCAAGATTATCTTCAACGGGTACGCACAGCGGCGTCGTATCATCTTTGGCTTATGGAATATATTCTAGTGCGGCTTTTGTTTCAGGAGCAGTAGACCAAGTTGCTTATACTTATCAGAAGTTAGGTGGCGATATTCTTGATATTGAACTGAAAGACGATCAGGTTTATAATGCGTATGAAGAAGCAACGTTAGAATATTCTTATCTTGTGAATGTCCATCAGGCCAAGAATATGTTAAGTAATGTTCTTGGTGGAACGACAGGCTCATTTGATGAGGACGGGCAGATTGTATCAGGTCATTCGCTAGAGAATGTTAATGTTAATCTCAGATTGCCACGGTTTGATTTTGCCTATGCACGACGAGTTGCGGAAGGTATTTCTGGGGAACTCGGCATGGCTGGGGCACAAATACATTCTGCTTCTTTTTCTTTGGTGGGAAGCCAACAAGATTATGATTTGCAATCTATTATTTATAGCGCGTCAATTGACGCTGATAATAGTGCTTTTCCATATTATAACAAAGTCGGAAAAAATAAAATCACAATTACCAAGGTATTCTATAAAACGAAAACGGCTAGTTGGCGATTTTATGGCTATTATGGTGGTCTCAACACGGTAGGTAATTTGGGTACTTATGGGCAATATGCTGACGACTCAACGTTCCAAATTATTCCCGTGTGGCAGAATAAAGCACAAGCCATGGCTTATGAAGATTCAATTTATACGCGGAATTCACACTGGTCATATGAACTGAAAAATAATAATATTCGCGTCTACCCCATTCCCCCATCGGGCTCAAGCTACCCAGACAAGCTCTGGGTAGAATTCTCAGCTGGTGATGTTGATACCTGGGTTGAGCAAGCCGACCGCAAAGAGGGTGTAGAGGGAATTAATAATATAAACACTTTGCCATTTGAAAATATCCCGTATCAGAACATCAANGCAATTGGTAAGCANTGGATTCGNCGCTTTGCCTTGGCAATATCCAAAGAAATGCTTGGATATACAAGAAGCAAATTTGCTTCAATTCCCATCCCTGGAAATGACATATCTCTAAACGGAAGCGATTTAATTTCTCAGGGGAAAGAAGAACAAACCGCGCTGAGAGATGAATTGAAAACAGTATTAGACGAGCTAACGTATGGACAGCTTATGTCCAATGATGCAGAAACCGTTGATTCCTCAAGCAAAATTCAACAAAATGTGCCCATGCTAATTTTTAGTGGATAGGGGGAAATAAAGGATGGCAGATCCGAACAACAACTGGACACAACCTACTGCGCCCCCACCTCCATTATTTGCTGGAGANAAGGAACGGAACCTTGTTAAACAGGTTAACGATGAATTAATTGAGAGGGTGATAGGACAACAAATTGCTTATTATCCAATCAATATTGTACATACAGATTTTCATCCACTATATGGTGAAGCGATTAAGAAAACTTTCCTCCCACCAGTCCGTGTCTATGTGCTTGTTGAGTGGGAGGGGAGTGAAACCACCACATCAAATTTTGGGATTGACCGTAAGGCTTCAATTACTGTGCATTTCCACCGAAGAAGGTTGGTTGAGGACCAAGACCTATATGTGAGAGAAGGTGACTTTGTTGCTTATGGAAGTCAATTTTTTGAAATTGTGACAATCGGACAACCTAGAGAGATATTTGGGCAAACTGAACATAAAGTAGAGATTGTGGCGAAATGTATAAAGGCTCGCGAGGGTGTGTTCGATGCCGAATAATTATAAACCGGACGCTAAATTAAAAGAGGTGCCGTTTCAGCCGTCTTCGGTTGAGACAATTGACCATGCTATCACAGATTGGTTGAATGGTGTTAATATTAATGTTGCAACAAATAAAGGATGGAAGCCTGTGCCGGTTTTATGGGTTGCAGCTGAACGTTCATTCTCTGTTAAGAATAATAAAGACCTGAGAGATTCTAGTGGGGCGATGAAGCTACCTCTTATTACAATTGAAAGAACGTCAATGACGAAAGACCCTTCGCGAAAAGGCACTGCGTGGGCACATATCCCCCCTGTGGGCGATTATAAGGGCGGTTCAATCACGGTGGCTCGCAGGATTCAGCAGAAGAAAAGTTCTGCGTTTGCTTCAGCAAAAACTAAAGATATCTTTGGTCAAAAGACTTTTCCATATAGAAACAACAAAGTTGTTTATGAAACAATAACCATGCCAATGCCTGTTTATGTTGATGTTACTTACAAAATAAGCACCCGTACAGAATATCAACAGCAGATGAATCAAATAATGCAACCGTTTATTACCAACACGGGAGCTATCAATTATTTTATTATAGAGCACGATGGACATCGTTTTGAATCTTTTATGCAAGACAATTTCGCACAAGAAAGCAATGTTGCTGAGATAGGAGAGGACGAGAGATATTATCAAACAACTTTTGATGTGAAAGTCTTGGCTTATCTGATAGGGGCAGGAGATAATCAAGACACTCCAAGGGTTGTTATTCGTGAGAATGCAGTTGAGGTAAAGATAGGAAGGGAGCGAGTCGTACTTGAGGACGACATAGAACACTTAGAATCTAAAAATCGGAAACCCGGTGACGGTGGGAACTATCGGAGCTAAAAATGGTTTTTCGGTTTTTATATGACTATTTACTAGAGAAAAATTCTTTGGCTTGAAGGAGAAATAATCATGTCAGTAAAGAGATTTAAGTTCGTATCACCTGGCGTTTTTGTCAATGAGATTGACAATTCGCAATTGCCATCAATACCAGCCCGCATTGGGCCAGTTGTTATTGGCAGGACCGAGAGAGGACCGGGAATGCGCCCGGTAACTGTAGGGTCACAATCTGACTTTGTTGAGATGTTCGGAAATGCCATTCCTGGTGGCCTCTCAAATGATGTTTGGCGCAATGGCAATTATCAATCGCCAACATATGCTTCATACGCGGCTATGGCATATCTTCGGAATAATGGACCTGTGACGGTGGTTCGCCTCTTGGGGCACGAACACCCGAATAAAACAACTGGCGCTGGTGAAGCCGGTTGGAATGTCTCCACCGATGCTTATGGCCTTTGGCTGTGGCCATCGAGTAGTGACACTCAATTCCAAGTAACAGGAACCTTGGCAGCGATTT